TAAATGTGTTAGGTGCAAATACTTTATGAGCTACACCTAATTTATTCATCATAGCATTAGCTTTATCACAGATGTCTTGTGCAGTATTTTCATCGGTGGGGTCTTGTAATTCAATCCATATTTTCATTATGATTCTCCTACAGCTTTCTGTCTAACTGATTCATACTCTACATCGTCCAGCAAGTTAGTCAAATGCTTTTTAGCTTCTTTGATGTCATCCTTCAAACGATCAATGTCATTCTTAGCATCTTCCAGATACTCAAAGAGGCTGTTGATCTTATCCTGTTTAGTCCACGACATATCACCTTCGCAGGTATGGTTCACGTTTATCCCACGTTCAGCATCCTTGCGGTAGTCTTCCGCACGACAAACAGCAGTTTGTAAATCACTTTCGATCTCTCTGATCTGCTTAATAATATTTTCCATCGGTACTCTCCTCTACTAGAATTTAGAATCACCCTACTAATTTCCACTGCGGGGGTCAAGCTCTTAATTTCCACTGGTGGGGGGTCATTTTCCATCGGAGGGGGTGTTCCTGATTCGTTCCAGTGTTCCTGATTCGTTCTCGATTCACGATTCGTTCCTGATTCGTTCCAAACTACCGATTCGGATAGATCCAAAAATGCTGTCAATGGCACAAAAGGATAGTTGACAAGGAATTTCGGATAGTGTGGCTTAAATACTATGATTCGCAACAAAGATTCACTTGACACAAGATTCTGCTTTACGAATCGGACTCCAGTATATAACGCAAGCGAATCACGTAAACCTGAGTCTTTTGATATGGTATTTTGAGCTGTCATGATTCGTTTTTGGCATATCGTGCAATCTATACGTCAATTGTTATTTTTGCATACCTGCCATGCGTTTTATGCAATAGTTTAATCATTAAACTAATGAGTCGGATTCCGCTAACAAACGGTTGTCGGGATAATAACCGAGCCTCACCTATTATAATAAAGTGATTCGCCATCTGAGTCAACCCATAAAATCTACAATATACTTTTTTGTTCAATCCTATACTTTCGGATAGGTTTTTATTCTTTGGGATATTTAGGCTATACAATGGGCCGATTTTTGGGATAAAGCGTTTTTTGTGAGTTACCCTACCTTAAACCGTTACCCCTACTCAGTGAGCGTTTTTGAGCCTCTCAGAGCCTATTGCGCTGCTTGTCCCGTCTGCTATACTGATTCCAGTCTTTAACCTTTACCGATTCGGGAGTCTTAAAATGTTACATGAGAAACAAGCAAAATCAGTGATCCGTAAAATGATCCGCAAGGCCAAGCAAGACTGGACCACTGGCCTTTATGTTTATCTGTCTTATGATGATGAGGTACAGAACCTAGATCATAATGGGCAAGTATCTTTCAAGGAAAAGGATATTATTGACGCTGTCATGTGTGCAGATGAAACGGTTTTACGTTTTGTAAGAATGACAGACGGCCATCATATGGGTTCAGTCTTGTTTGTCTTCGATTATGACCGTTTACCAGAAGAAATAATATCCGACTACACAGACAACGACTATACGAATCGTCTAGTCAAACATGCGGAGTCTTAATATGTTTAACTTTCTTGCTTTTCTTGCTTGGCTGTTGGTTTTCCTATCAATGGTTTTAGCTATATTCTTTGCGCCTTTTGTATTCTCTACACTCTTTGGCGTTTTGGTGTTTTCTCTTTTCTTATCTATATCGGTGGCCGTTGCTATCGTTATTAATACGGATTTTTAATCGTGGATTATCAATTGAGAATTAGGGACGTTCTAGGCTGGTTCTTTGCAATGATGCTATTACTTGCGGCAATGTATTGCTTGCCATATCTCACACTTTTAGAGCCGTTTCACGATGATTGCGGAGTCGGTATCATGACTCAAAATAGTGGCGGTTTTTATATTAACTTAGTTTGCAAGGGGTAAACAAAATGACAAAACGCACAAATACAATAAACCTATTAAACGACATAAAGCCTAGACTCTATAATGGCTTTAAATCCAAAGCGGAATGTTTGCGAGTAATCCGCAAGGCTGGTTTTAATTTTACTTCGGCTCTAGGCGCTGTTGAGTCTAATCCTAAGATTGCAAAGAACAGCAAGCTTGGAGTCTTAAGTCGGGGTCATAATTTTGCACCAGCAAAAACAGCCGGTCATTACTTCAAGCAATCTAGAAAAGGCTTGCGCAAGGTTTTAATTAATACATGTTCAGAAGCTAGTCTAGGATGCGCAGAAGCTTGCTTACATACTGCTGGAAACCCTATCTATCTACCCAATAAGGTAAAAGCCCGCATTGCTAGGACTCAAGCCTTTTACAATGTAAGGAAAGCCTATCTAGCTCTAATATGTTTTGAGATTGAGTCCCACTATCGCAAGGCTGTTAGCCTTAATATGATATGCGGAATCCGACTTAATACGACTTCAGACACGCCTTTTGAATCCGTATATCTTGACGATGGTAAAACCATCTTTGAAACATTCCCGCAAGTCGATTTTATGGACTATACAAAACGCTTCAAGGCTATGCTTAGGTTTTGTGATGGTAACATGCCTAGCAATTATCATTTAACGTTTAGCAAGTCGGAATCCAATTGGCAGCAATGCTTGGAAGTCTTAAAGGCTGGTGGCAATGTTGCGGCCGTATTTGATAAGCTACCCGAGTCCTATGCTGGCTATACTGTCATTAATGGGGATGAATCCGACTGGCGCCCTATGGATCAACAAAACGTTATAGTAGGACTCAAGGCTAAAGGCTTGGCACGTAATGACGACTCCGGCTTCACAATTCGCATAGCAGCAACACAAGAAAAGGAATTAATCTAATGACACTGATAGCAAACTATCCAAGCAAGAAAGCATGCAAAGAAAGCATAGGCGAGCCGCTCAAGTATATCGAAACAAGCTTATTCGGTGCTGAGTATACGCCCAACGGAACTCTGACAGTAGCCAACCGCCCACATATAACTAAGCAAGGTCGACAATGGTTTGGCCGTGTAACAATGCGCAATGGCTTAATTGATAAAGTTACTTAAGACTCTTTAAACTAACGACTCCCCAACTGGACTCTGGCTTAGGCTGGAGTCTTTTTTGTTTTGTGGCAATGCTTTATATCTTGACCAGTTAGTCAGGTTCTAATGTTATGTTGACAGTGTAAACATTTAAAGAGAGTCTATAGGGTGCTGCCGATTCGCTCGCCAAGCGCTAGTTTTTTCTTTTTGTCAAGCCTAGATCACGTTTTGTTTCAGTCTTGTAACATTTGATCACATTTTTACACTAGGGGGTTGACATTCGTTGGGACCCTCTGTATTATACGCAGGTGATTCGGTTGGGGTCTGTTTCCACCCACATCTATAACATAAGAAAATACCTTTGGGGTGTGTTACAACCATAGGTAGACATGCGCTACCTTCTAGAGTCAACTACACAAAAAAAGAATCGTTAGTAATCAACAACATATAAAATAGTTTAAATACTTGTGTTGACTTATTGTAAAAAGTATCCCTATAGTATAGTAGGAGCTATACTTAAGTATATACTTAAGATTCTCACTCTTTCAGTTTATATATACTTAATAGAATAAGAGACTTAAGTATAAACTTAAGTATAGGTAGTACCACATGAGTGTCCACGATAAGATCCCCTATAGTGAAGTGATAGCCAAGAAGGTTAGAGAAGGTATTCGTAGTGGAGTATCTGTTAAAGATATTTTGTCGTCTATCCAGAAGTATCAGAATGCCCCCTCAAGTACAGCTACCTTCTATAAACTATATGGTGAGGACATAGCTGAAGAGAAGGCTTCTATTGTAGGTGCTGTAGGTTCTGTCGTTGTACAGCAAGCATTAGAGGGTGACTTCAAGTCTCAGGAACTGTTTCTTCGTAGTAAGGGTGGTTGGTCGCCTACATCTACAGTTAATGAGGTGGATCAAGTTGAAGACCCCGATGTAGATGAGTCAGCTATTGACTCCCTGATGAACCTATTAGGTAAGACCCGTACCGATGATAACAGAGAAGCGTAGCTTCGACACTCTTCGAGTTACAGCCCAGACTCTTAGAGACTTACCAGATTCTGATGTAGCTGCACTATTAGAAGAACTAGGCCCCAAGAAGACTGAAGAGTTACAACACAACTGGGAATTTTGGGCTAGACCTGAACAGTTAGAGCCAGAGGGTATATGGAATGTTTGGGTTGCACTTGCTGGTCGTGGCTGGGGTAAGACCCGTGCAGGTTCAGAGTGGGTCAGACACAGGATCAAGAAGGGCGATAAGATCGTTCATTGTGTTGCACCTACTAAAGGTGATGTTCGCAGGGTTATGGTTGAGGGTGACTCAGGTCTACTCAATGTCTGTTGGAAGGGTGATAAGACATATAGGGGAAAGCATATTGGATTTCCTACTTGGTCGCCTACCAACAATACTCTGACATGGGAGAATGGCTCTAAGGCTGTATTCTTCTCCGCTGAAGACCCAGAGAGATTACGTGGGCCACAAGCCTACTCAGCATGGACGGATGAACTCTGTGCATGGAGGAATGCCCAAGAAACTTGGGATATGCTACAGTTTGGTTTACGTTTAGGTAAGCGTCCTCAAGTATTCGTAACGACGACACCTAAGACAACCAAACTGATACGCACAATACTAGACGATGATAAGACTACCATTAGCAAAGGGAGTACCTATGATAATGCAGCCAATCTAGCAGATACCTTCTTAGATGCAGTAAAGAAGACTTATGAGGGAACAAGGTTAGGTAGACAAGAATTATATGCAGAAATACTTGATGAAGCATCTGGCGCATTATGGAATAGGCAACAACTTGCGAAGTGTGAGATAGACAAGGATGACGTACCATCTCTTAATAGGGTGGTTATTTCTATTGATCCGGCTATTACGTCAAATGCAGAAAGTGACATGACTGGTATTGTAGTTGCTGGTGTAGATGTCAACGGAATAGCTTACGTCTTAGAAGATCACACAGGTAGATATACTCCTCAACAGTGGGCATCCAAAGCTGTAGAACTCTACAGAGAACACATGGCTGATAGGATTGTAGCTGAAAGAAACCAAGGTGGCGATATGGTTCGTCACACATTACACACAGAAGATGAAACTGTCCCAGTAAAGCTCGTACATGCATCCAGAGGGAAGATGGCAAGGGCTGAACCAGTATCCGCATTATATGAACAGGATAAGGTTAGACACGTAAGAGGGCTTAATGATTTAGAAGATCAGATGGTACAGTGGGAACCTCTAGGGTCCATAGGCTCACCAGACCGTCTTGATGCTTTAGTTTGGGCTATAACGGACCTCTCATTGAATGGCTACGCAAAACCTACGCTGAAACTAGCGTACAGTAGCGCCAAAGGATTACGGTAATGGTTAAGAAGCTCTCAGAGACAGAGGCCAAGAAGGTATTAGGTGTAGCAGGTGATAACACCTACAATGGTCAGATACGGGCTGATGAGTTTCTACCTGAGTTGCGTGGCAAGAAGGCTATACGCAAGTACCGTGAGATGAGAGATAACGACAGTACTATTGGTGCTGTCATGTATGCTACTGAACAAGTCCTTCGTGACGTTGATTTAAAGGTGATGCCAGCCAATGATAGTGCAGAAGCTAAAGAAGAAGCTGAGTTCGTTAAGTCTGTACTTGATGATATGGACCATACCCTTGATGACCATATTGCTGAGTCCTTATCGAATTTGTCGTATGGCTTTGCTTGGTTTGAGGTCATCTATAAAAGACGTACTGGCCCTACTGAAAGAAGTGATAAGAAGCGTTCTAAGTACACTGATGGCCGTATGGGTGTACGAAAGATTGCTATTCGTGCGCCTTGGACAATCTCTAGGTTTGATGTAGATCAACAGACTGGTGATGTCAAAGGTATTTATCAGGATGGGTCGGGCTATAACAACTCTAATTATATACCTACTCGCAAAAGTCTGTACTACCGCACGACAACGATTAATGGTGATCCTGCTGGTAGGTCTATTCTTCGCAATGCTTATACTTCTTATGAATATGTCAATAACCTACAGTCTATTGAGGCTATAGCAGTTGAGAGGGAACTTGCTGGTATACCTGTTGCTCGTATTCCTGCTGAGTACTTGTCAGGGGATGCAACAGCCGCACAATCTGGATTTGTCAATAACCTGCAATCTATTCTCAGGGATGTCAAGTTCAATGAGCAAGGATACATTATTCTGCCTTCCGACACCTATCCCGATAAAGACGGAGCGCCTACCAACCAGAAACTGGTAGATGTTGAGCTTATGTCTTCTAGTGGTAGTCGTAATATTGACATTGACCCTATTGTAAGACGTTATCAGCATGATATTGCTCGTAGTGTCCTTTCTGAGTTTCTTATGCTTGGTGGTGGTAATACTGGCTCTTATGCCCTCTCCAAGAGTAAGACAGACCTGTTCCTTCGTGCATTAGAGAGTTATATCCAAGCTATTGTTGATGTCCTCAATAAACAGCTTGTCGAGCGCCTCTGGGAGTTGAACGGTCTGAACTA